ATATTAACCCAGCGGTTGTTGTACCAACACCACCTGATGCATATCTTCCTGTAGCATTTTCTGTAGTTTCACTCCAACTTGTACCATTGTAACTTTCAACAAGAACTGAATATTGATTAGGAGGACCTGCTGAACCATCTACAGCAAATGCCGCAGTTTGAGTTCCAAAACCTGCTGGATCAGACCTAGCTGTATTTAAATCATTACCCTCAGACCAAGATGATCCGTTGTAAGATTCACTAAGTGCACGTGCAGTCCCACTTCCATCTGATACAACACCACCGAAAACTAGACCAGCTGTTTGTGTTCCTGCCCCACCCTGAGCATTATTACCTGTATTTAAAGCACCACCTGATGCCCATGTTCCTGCAGCTAATGCTCCTACAAATTTAAAAATACCAACGCCATCTGAATCATAGTAAAGCTGTCCTTCAAATGAAGCTCCTGCTCTATCACCTGATATTGTTTTTACTGGTACACCTTTAATTGTTTTAAATGCTGTCATTGGTTATTACCCTCTAACTAGCCAACCTTGAGTTCCATCTGTAAAAACTAATGTCAAAGCTGCTCGTTCAACGCTTATTGTTAAATCGTCTGTAGATGCGTTAATTTTTTCTGAACCATTAGCAGCAACGGTTAAAGCATTAGAATCAAATGTACCTGCGTAATCTATAATTGAAATTTCATCTCCAATAGATCCGGCAGGAAGTGTAACTGTAAAAGCAGCTGATGTTGTATTTGCAAATACACCTTGCCCAGCGGCTGCTGTAAAGTTTCCTGTTTTAACAGCTTGCCAATCAGTACCACCAGAGTTATCTACAAAAGCTAATGTGCCAGAACCGTCTGTTGTTAAAATTTGATTTGCATCACCATCAGCAGTTGGTAGTGTCATTACTACTGTACCGAAACCTAATGCATCAGTAAACGTTGTACCATCTACAAAAACGTTTTTAAATTGTAAAGAAGCTGTACCTAAGTCTACATCATTAGTTGTAACAGGTATAATTCCTCCATCTGCCATTGTAAATTGTGCTGTACCTCCAGCTGAAAAAGCTAGTGTATCGGCAGCACTAAATAATAAACCTGTGTTAGCATCTCCTGTATTTGAAATTGCAGGAGCACCTGCTGATCCGTCAGCAACTGTAAGTTGACCTGCAATATCAACAGCACCAGAAAAATCTCCTGTTGCTGCATCTACTTCACCGGTTAAAGTTACATTTCTAAATCCTGAAATATCTTTATTTGAGTCTGCAATAACTGCTAATGAGGCAGATACTGTTCCTGCTGTAATACCGTCTACTAAATTTAATTCAGCACCAGTTGAAGTAACAGCTGTTCCAGCATAATTAAGATTTGCAGCACCTATAACAATTTCACCAGTTCCTTTAGGTGTTAAAGCAATACCAATGTTTGTGTCTCCACCAGTAGCTGCTAAAATAGGATTGCTTCCAGAAGCATTGTTAGTAATTTCTAATTCATTAACCGCAGAGCCAGTTGTTTGAAATACAATTAATTGATTTCCGTTAGCATCTGCAATAAATCCACCATCTGCTATTTTTGGTGCAGTTAAAGTTTTGTTTGTTAAAGTATCTGCTGAAACTAAAGATACTAATGTAGAGTCAGCACCTTCAGGTAGTAACATAATGTTTGTTGCACTAGCTGAATGAGGTTGAGCTCTAATTATTTGACCATGTGAATTAGATTCACAATTAAATTGAATGGTACCTGAATTAGTATTACCTACAACAGTTACGTGTCCTGTACCTTTAGGTAATATATTTAAATCAATATTAGAGTCACTACCAGTTGCTGATAATTGTGGTCCACTTCCTGATGCAGCGTTTGTAACATCAAATTGGTTTACTGCTGAACCTGTTGTTTGAAATATAATTTGTTCATTACCACTTTCATCACCAATAAAGTGTGCATCATCTATTAAAATATTTTGTGAGTTAGTATCTAAGTTACCACCTAATTGAGGAGAAGTATCTTGAACTATTTCTGTTAAGGCTGATGAAGTTGCTAATCCAGCTACAACAACAGATCTTGCAACTTTTTTAAGACCACCACCTGAAGTATCTACTGCTAAAAAAGTATCATCCCCTGCAATAGTTGAAATTGCTGATAGACTTGTAACTGCAACAGGATTAAAATTTGTTCCGTCTGCAATTAATAAATGACCTGCAGTGTTTGTTGCCATAGTAAGGTCATCCCCAGATATTGTAAGATCTCCACCTACAACTACATTACCTGTTGTAGTTAAATTTCTAAACCCTGTGATATCTTTATCTGAATCTGCTATAACTGCTAATGAAGCTGAAACAGTTCCTGCTGTAATACCATCTACTAAATTTAATTCTGCCGCTGTTGATGTAACTGCTACGCCAGCATACGCAAATTTACCTGCTGATGAAACATTAAAGGTTGCGTTGTCTTCGATTCTTGCAACTTCTGTTCCATCTCTTTGTTGAAAAATAATATCTTTAGCATCGACAATAGGTTTAATAATTACATCACTTGATGAATTAGTAATTTTTAAAACTTCTGTACCACCTGCTTTAAAACTCCAATCATTTCCTGCAGCGTCTAAAACTATATCTGCAACAGAATCTAAAGTTATGTTTCCAGAACTAGTTGATTGAATTGTAACACCTGTGTGTCCGTCAACTGTAGCTGTACTTGCTTGTGAATCAATTAATACTGCACCGGATGATGTTGCAAAACTAGATGCTGAATCTCCTAATGCTACAGTATCTGCTGGAATAGATTGTGAAATAATTTCATTAATATTAGTACCATCAGCAAATAAAAATTTAGAACTTTTATCTGTAGCTGCAAAAGTTACACCTGATCCTGATGCTGTTTTAAATTGTACTGTGTGTGATCCTGATGTTCCGTTTACAACAATAAATGTTTTTTCTAAAGAATCTGGAACAGTTACAATTTGATTACCTGATATTGTTCCTGTAAGTTTTATAATAGCACTTCTTGCAACTGATGTAGATTCTGTTGCATCGCCGTCTGTAATACCTAAAGCTGTAGTTGCTGCACCGCCTGCAATAGATTTTTCTACATAACTAGCAACGGCTGCTTGAACCATGCTTAGATTGGTATTAGTTTTATCTCCCCATGTACCAGCGTTTTCGCCAGTTGCCATTAGTTCTAAACCGAGTGTTGTAAATGTTGATGCCATAATTTAATTCCTAAGGTGATGGAGAGTTTACAGGTATTCTGATTGTTCCATCAGTGTAGTCATCTCTACGTCTCTGACCTAACTGTTCTCCTCCAAATTTCTCAACTTCTTGTTTATATTTTCCTTCGTATAGTTGTAACATATCCATTGGTCCTTTTAAATACCCATATGCTTCAACTAAAGCAGCATATAGTAAACCATTAGGGAAATTTAAACTAATGAAATTTGTCTCGTTGCTAGAAGCTTCTAACTTAGCTGGTATAGCATTGTAATGAAATTTAAATACGTATGTAGCATTTGGTATTGGAGATAATAATATTGCTCCTGAAGTTGTGTTTGTGTTACCTGTTGCTCCACCTTTCATAGCATAATATTTAGGTCTTCCTGTAGCACGTGCACCATTAAATTCATCTAAGAACGTTACATCTCTTTTTTCTAAAAATATTGGATTATTAAAAGCTGCTGTAGAATCAGCAACTTCAACTGCTCTTATAACTAAAGCCCCTGCTGGCACATTTGCATGTTCTTGGTTTGCCACTAAATTATCTTGAGCTATTTTTCTATCTGCATCAATAGGTGCATCTCTATATATTCTATACTCTGCATTTAAAACTATATTCTCAATAACAGCATCTGTCAGCACGGTGCTAGTGACTTCTGTGTAGTTTCTAATCTGTGTTCTTAAATCTGAGTAACTAATTCCTGCCATATTATCCTCTTTGGTTTACAGGTCCTGCGAAAACAAAATCGCCTCCACCTGTTCCGCCTGTTGTTGCCGATGAAGCTAAACTAAAAGTAAAAGAGAAACTATATGATGTAGATACTCCATTATCTGTAATTGAGCTTATTGTTCTTGTTATTATATACGATCCAAAAACTTTTGCACCTGAATTATGTATTCTTGCTGTAGTAGCTGATGGTGTAACTCCAGTAATAGGAGCTGCTGTGCCTCTTGTACAGCCTGTTAGATTATTACCAGTTTTACCTGTATATTGAATTGTTTCGTTTGCAAATTTACCCACTAATAGCTCATTAGTTGTATCATCAGAAGTTAGTACCTTTTCAATAACAATAAATCCACTAGTTGGAAAATTAGTAGCATCTAATAAAGTTATAGTAGTATCTGTAGCACTTAAGGTTTCATTTAATGTAGTTTCTAATTCAAAAACACTTGAAGCAACACTGCCTGAAGAAGATTTTACAGATGTAAATCTAATAGCATCACTTGTTTGAAAAGGATTAGTATTAATTCCTTTACCATCAGGAGAAGTACGAACTAAAACTGAAGTTGAAGATGTAGAAGTTATAAAAGCGTTGTCCATTAAAACAATAGGAGTTGAAAATTCTATTCTATCAGGTCTTGCATTTTTAAGACCTTGCGTGTCTGAGCCTATTGTTCTTCTACTTAGTTGAGGATGTTTTTCTTCGTATTCAGATGAATGAACAAAAGCACCGCTCCATTCTTTAACCATTTCATTGTATGGAAATTGAAACCCTGATCTATCTGATATTGCTTTTGAATTTTTTGACATAGTTAAATACTAGGGTAATAAGTTTTAGGGGTTATAATAGTGCTTGTAGAAGAACCATCTTCTGCCAAAGCTCTTGCTAGTTCATCTTCATATAATAGTTTCATTTGCTGTACTAATTGAGGACTAAATTTTTGTGATAAGTAAAAAGCTAAACCAGATACCATACACGGTACAAATCTGTAAGGAACATCTGTTGCATCTGTATAAGTAGAGTCTACGTCTTGTATTCTTTTTACAAAATAAATATGAACAGCTTTTGCTGCATTACTAGAATCAGCTGTTGGATAAACAGTTACAACTGTTTTATCTATAAATCTTTGAACAAAATATTGAGAAGGAGTACCTTTAGATAATTTACTAGCTGATCCAGAATAAGTGGATCTGTCAATTTTTGTTAAAGCAGCATCAGCTTGACCTACAGCTGTTCTACTAGTTCTTAAAGTTGCTTCAAGAACATCAGCTACTCCATAAGTATTAGCAGGGTTTGTAACTGCACTTGTTCCATCACCGGTTGATCTAAACAAAGCGTATTCTGCTTGACCTTCAATAAGATCAATATCAGCTTCTCCTACTTCCCAGTAGTGTAAACCTCTATTACCCCATTCTTGAAAAAGAATATTTAAAGATCTTCTAGCTGATTTAAGCTGATTTCCAGAAGTTACTTGAAACCCAATTCGTTCATATGCCTCTGTGATTAAATCATCAACTGCGAACGTTTTGTCAAAAGTAACTGTGGCTGAAGTTGTATTGGCCATATATTACCTTCCTAATATTCTTTGATAAATTCAGCTACGATTGAATACATGTTTCCAGCATCTGCTGCGCCTGGAACCACAAAATTAATATCACCATTTGTATTAGCGTCTCTACTTGCTGGACAGCCACCAAATTCTCTAAAGTCCCAATAGCCTGTTCCTGTAAAACCAAGTAAAGGTCTATCACCATCTGAATCTTCAAAATCTAAACGAGCAAAAGAGTCTCCTCCATTACCTGTATCACAAGAAAACCATACTCTTTGTAATGTTCCTCTTGTTACAGCTACGCCTGCTGTATTTGCTGCCATTGCTGACACGTCAAAAAATACAGTTGTTGCACCTGTTCCGTCTGATTGATTTACTAATTTTATTACTACTCTCTTGTCGTTTTCTTGTAGGATTTCTGGTCCTGTTACTACGTCTGCCATTTTATTTACCCTCCTTAATCAAGTAAAATTTAAGTGGAGCCGAAACCCCACTCAAGTTAATTATTATTACGCTGC